ATTATTTGAGAATTAAAAACTTTATTATTACCATATTGTACATTGAAAATGAGAATGCAAAGTATAAAACAATGTGCCAGGAAAAGTAAAACTTTGTTGATTTGCATGGTAGTTGCATATATTTTATATAAATTTAGATATAAAATATCTGCTTTTGTCAAATTCTGGTGTATACCTCAGGGATGTGAAATTAAACCTATGACTGTAGATTCAAACAAACAAGTCAATGTCTGGCGTAAACCAGTTGTTGATCCTATTGTTGGAATGTGCAAGACGATAGTCGGTGATGATTTAGAACAATTACTTGTTAATAACGTTGCTTATGCTGAATTTTTATCTGAAGATAATATGAATAAAACTTTTTGTAACGTATTACCTTTAGGAAATGGATGTTATTTAGTGCCGTATCATATATTAGCTCGTAATTACTATCGTATTCATGTTAGATATATTGAATCTATTAGAAACATAGGTCCAAATTTTACAACCACTTATGGTAGAAATTCTTGGGAAAGAATTGGACATAGTGATATGTGTATTTTGTTTATAAATCAAGGAGGTAGTAGAAGGAATTTATTAAAATTTTTCCCTACTAATAAAACCTCATTTGAATTAATGGCAAAGAAAGGCAAACTTGTTTATAGAGATGTTGAAGGAAAAGTTTCCTCATATAGTGCCAAATGCATTTCGACTATGTTTACACCAAATAATGCTGTTGCTCAAGATTATGATCATGTTACCGCTTATCAGACTACTATACAAGGAACAAATACATTCGTTGGTTTATGTGGTGCACCGCTACTCATTAATACTACTTCCACTTTTATAGGAGGTATACATATTGCAGGTATTAATGGTCAACCTATTGGTATTGCACAAAAATTGACTCAAGGAGAAATTAATGATGTTATTGATTTAATTAAACAAAGATCAGTAGTTAATCCTTTATCATTTTTAGAAGAGATAAATTTACAATCAGAAAATTTGTCTATATCATATACACCAAAGAAACATAGTTCTTTGAACTTTTTAGATGATGAAGTACAAACCTTGAATTATTTTGGAACACATAATAAACAAATCAGAGATTTTAGATCAGATGTTGTTGATAGTGAAATTGCACCATTGGTTTTCAAACATTTTAATTTTGAAAAAACTCATGGTCCTCCACAAAATATGAATACTTATAAACCTTGGAGAACACAATTATTATCTTTGACAAATCTGAAAAATCTAAATGTGGATTATTTAAATTATGCATATATGGATTTTAAAACAAAAATTTTTGATTGTTTAAATTTGCAACATAATTTATGTTGGAAACAAAAATTGCATCCTCTAGATAATGATACTATTGTCGCAGGAAATGATGGAGTCTATGGTATAGATTCAATTACTTTATCTACAAGTACTGGATGGCCTACTTGTGTCCCTAAATCGACATATATTAAACCATCTGATAGAATTGTAGAAAATATATCTGTACCACTTGATGTAGAACCATGGATTTGGGACGAAGTTGAATCTTGTGAGAAAAAATTATTGAAAAGAGAAAGAATTATGTTAGTTCATCGTTGTAATCTTAAAGATGAGCCAACAAAATTAACTAAAGACAAAGTGCGTGTATTTGCTGGTACTCCATTAGTTGGACTTATATTAGTAAGAAAGTATTTCTTACCAATGTGTAAATTAATGATGGAGAACTCTGAATTATTTGAATGTGCTGTTGGGGTTAATGCTCATGGACCTGCATGGGATAAACTTACAAGAGCTATGATCAAATATGGTGATGATAGAGTTATTGCTGGTGATTATAAACACTATGATGGAACAATGTCTTCACAGATTAGTTCTTTAGCCCTAAGGCTTTATTTAGATATTGCCAAATGGGCAGGCTATAATGAAAATCAACTTATAATAATGGAGGGATTAGCAACTGAATTAACTAATCCACTTTATGAATTTAATGGTGATTTTATTATGGTTAATGGATCTAATCCTTCTGGACATTCGTTAACAGTTTTTGTCAATAATATAGTTAATAGTCTTTATTTAAGATATGTTTATTACAAAATATATAATAATAAAGAAAATTTACCTCTTTTCCATGAAGTAGTATCAGTTATCTGTTATGGTGATGATAATAAAATGTCAGTCAAAG